CGTACCTCGCAGCGGCATCGATCGGTTACGAGAAAAGATCCATGAAACCGATCCTATTGTTGAGAGGTTCAGAGCAAAGACCGCATGAGAAATAATGCAAGAAACCCCCACAGCCTCCTCTCGTGCACTGATTGACGTTCTGTATCTTTTAGCAATAGGTGTTGCTGGTGGAATAGGTTCTTTGATTACATGGTTTCTGAATCGACAGAAAGTTAAGCCTGAGATATTGATCCTTGAGGCTAGCGCAGAGAAGACGCGGGCAGAGGCAAGAAGGTTAGACGGTGAGACAGTCAACCTCGCATGGGATCGCATTGACGAATTAACAGAGATCAACTTCGAGCTAAGAAAGCAACTTGATTTGTGTGAAATACGAGGTCGTCACCACGAAGCGCAGGAACGGAGGATGCTGGCGATTATGGAATTACATGGCATCAAGTACAGCGAACTCGACAAACCAAGGGAGGACTGAAAATGCTATCAGCTAAATACATTTGTTTACTTTTAGCTCTAGTTTGTTTTGCGCTGGCTACCTTTGGGGTTCCTAAGGCTAGCTGGAGAGACGCTGGATTTGGGTTTGTCGTGTTGAGTTTGTTGGTATGAGGAATGGTGAAAAAGGCCAGCCAAAATGACAGGTCGCCTAGATGAAGCTAAGTCTGAAACAAACGTTGTTCGTAGAGCAGTATTTAATTACGCGAAACGGGCGCGAAGCGGCTAAATTGGCGGGCTATAAGGGCAATGATGCAACTCTTCGTCAGGTTGCGGCTGAAAACCTTGCAAAACCTTATATAAGGGCTGCGATTGATCAGCGGCTTCGCTCAACAATACTTTCAGCCAATCAAGTGCTCGCAGAACTCTCAGATGTAGCGTTTGCCGATTGGCGAGAGTTTATAGAAATCATTACCGACAAAGACGGAAACACCGTAGACGTTAAACTCAGACTAGGCGATAAATTGAAAGCCCTGGAATTGGTTGGCAAATATCACAAGCTGTTTGTTGACAAACTTGAGATTGCACAGCCGGAGGATTTAGATGCAGCCCTTGAGCGAGAACTGGCGCGAGTGGCCGGAGCCGATCAAGAGGCAGGCACTAGCCAAACTCCGAGCGAAACAGTTCACTAATCCACTTAATAAATACCAGCATAATCCCCAAGGATACGCTCACGACATCCTCGGCGTTTCTCTCACTCCTGATCAGGACAGGATGCTGCAAAGCATCTGTGATAATCGCTACACGTTAGTTAAAGCCTCTCATGCTGTAGGGAAAACCTTCACAGCCGCGGTTGCTGAATCATGGTGGTATGACTGCTGGAGTCAGCACATTGGATACATCACAGCTCCAACCTGGGACCAGTCCTTCGGGCTGACATTCAAACAATTAAAGACGCTGCGTAGGGCGAAGAACCTTTCAGGTATTGTGTTGGAGAGGATTATTAAGGACGCCGAAAAGGCCAGAGAAGGCGATCACTTTGTAAAAGCGCTGAACGCAGAAAAGGGCGAGGGATTTCAGGGTGAGCACTCAGCGCCGATCCTGATTGTTATCGAGGAGGGTGTGGGCGTTCCGAAGTACATATGGGACGCGGCGGGCGGTTTGATGACACACCCCGATTGTCGAGTATTCGCTATCGGAAACCCAACGGACGAGGCTACAGAGTTTGGCTTAGCCTCAGAGTCAAATCTTTACAACACAATGTCTATCTCAGCGTTAGAACACCCAAACATTCTGGCAGAACTTAAAGGGGAAGATCCCCCGTTTCCTGACGCCGTTCGCTTGTTGTGGTTATACGAAATGCTGGAAAAGGAATGCGAGGTCGTTGATAAATTAGTTGAGGATGCCTTCGAGTTTTATGCTTTACCGCAAATAAAGAACGCTTTGGAAGGAAGAGCGGTAGAAGACGAAAGGTGGATTTATATGCCGACTGCTTACTTTCAAGGTCGTGTTCTTGGTGAATTTCCAACACAAGCCGATCAGCAAGTGATCCCGAAAGCGTGGTTAAGATCGCAACCGAGACTGGAACCTTTAGAGATTGATAAGTTTGAAATCGGGTGTGACATAGCAAGGTTCGGTGATGATCGAACAACGATCTTTACAAGGCGCGGTTCCTGCGCGTTAGATGCTAAAGAACTCCGCAAAATGGATAACATAGAGGTTGAAACAGCTCTGAAAGACGCTGCTCGATTGTGCGCGGGAGAGAACGCTAAGGACATACAAATAAAGATTGATGTGACCGGAGGGTTAGGGTCAGGGCCGTATGATCATTTGAAGGCTGAGGGTTATACGGTGACGCCAGTTAACTCATCCTCAAAAGCCCATAACGAAGAACAGTATAAAAACAAACGATCTGAATTGTGGTTTGATACGCGAGACAGGGCTAAGGAGAAGAGGCTGGATCTATCGAGGTTACGGAAAGACATAAGAGAACGATTAGAGCGTGAGTTATCGGCTCCGAAGTACAAATCTCCCGGTCAAAAAATTGTTGAGGATAAGGCGCAAATGAAAGCACGGCTAGGGTATTCACCCGATCTCGCTGACGGACTGAACCTAGCGTTTTATCCCGGTGAGGAGCCATTAAGGTTTTATAGTCTATGACATTCTTTTCTTCAATCAGAGCAGCGATCTCCAGGTTAATGAGGTTTCCTCAGACCTATGGGTATGGAGGTTTTGGATCATGGATCGACTTCTTTCGTGGTACGCGCTCGGAAATTAACTATGCCGCCGAAGTCGGAGACATTCAGAAACTAAGACAATCCTCTTTGGTGATGACTGCGGTTAACTGGGTTGGCCGCAGATTTCCTGAGGCTCCTGTAGGTGTGTTTGATATTGATAAAGACGGGAAGGCGACGGAGGTATTAGGACATCCGATTACTAAAGCATTAAAGAGACCTAACCCATTTTATTCAGGGAAAACGATGGCTAAAGCTATTGGATTGAACTGGATTATCTCAGGGAATGTTTACTGGAGAGTGTTTGCTAATTCTGCTGGTGAGCCTTTAGCAATCTGGCCAATACCTTTCTGGATGATGGAACCCAGATGGGATAGCCCAACTCAATTCATAGGCTGGTACGACTACATTGTTGATGGTACTCCAATACCTTTGGACGTTGAGGAGGTTATTCACTTTCGAGATGGGATAGACCCGTGGAATTCTCGCAAGGGCATGTCACCTTTAGGTGCATTACTAAGAGAAATTTATACAGACAATGAGATAGGAAACTTCTCTGCTGCGTTGATGACTAATTCGGGTATCCCTGAATTTATGTTGATTCCTAAAGAGGGCGCGACCGGGATGACCTCAGAGGAACGGAAGTTTCTGAAAGAAGAGTTTGACGCGATGCGCTCAGGCGCGAATCGAGGGAAAGCGATACTTGCCACGAAAGGTCTGGAGGTTCAACCTCTCACATTCGAACCAAAGAAGTTGGATCTGACCGTACTTCGAGACATTCCTGAATCACGCTTAGCTTCTGTGATTGGTATTCCTGCTTCTGCTTTAGGTCTCAATATTGGGATTAAGAACAACACATACACCAACGCCAAGGAGTTAGGGGAAGACGCTACTGAGGGCTATCTGGTTCCATTATGGGACTACTTCTCTGAAGAGCTAACATTCTATTTTCAAGAGCGTGGAGTCTTAAAAGAGAATCAGGAGATTCGCTATAAAAAGAACGAGGTTCGAGCGTTGCAGGAAGACAAAACCGATCAATTTAAGCGCAATTCAATAGCCTTTCAAGCGGGGTGGATGAAACGCTCCGAGGCCCGCGTGGACGCTAATTTACCTGTTGATGAGACGATTGATGACGTTTACATCACCGATATCAAGGCCGAACAACAAAAGGTACAGGCTGAAATGTTGGCTGATCGGGTCAATAAAGACGGCGATCCGCTAATGAAGTATTTAATGGATGGCACCCCTACAGATGAAGAGAAGGTAGCCATGAGGGAGAGCTGGATTGCTCGAGTGCCAAGGGAAGCGCGAGGGTTGTATCGAAGTAATGGTCACGCCCAAACGTAATCTCTACAGATAGTGGGGAACCGCCGAAAAGTGATTAAAGCTCTCATCACTGGAATCTCTGGCCAAGACGGCTCTTACCTTGCCGAACTACTTCTCTCCAAAGACTACACCGTCCACGGTCTTATCCGCCGTTCAAGTACAAACAATCTCTGGCGCATTGAACACCTGATCGCCAACCCAAAACTAACCCTTCACTACGGAGACATGTCAGATGGTCTCAGTCTCTCAAACATCATTCGTAAAACCCAACCTGATGAGATTTACAACCTTGCTGCTTTAAGCCAAGTAAGGATTAGTTATGACGTACCCGCCAGCACGGCTGATATCACCGCTGTCGGGTTTGCGCGGTTACTTGAGGCAGTAAGATTACATGTACCTGATGCGCGAGTGTATCAAGCCTCATCGAGTGAAATGTTTGGAAAAGTCCAGACTGTACCTCAGAATGAGCAAACACCCTTCTACCCTCGTAGTCCTTATGGATGCTCAAAGACATTCGCTTTCTATTTGGGTCGTGCGTATCGAGAGGGTTATGGATTGAACGTATCGAATGGAATTCTGTTCAATCACGAAAGCCCACGACGTGGTGATACATTTCTGAGCATGAAAGTGGTTCAAGGTGCGGTCGCGATTAAGCAGGGTCGACAGTCAAAACTCCATTTAGGGAATTTAGAAGCTCAGCGAGACTGGGGCTCGGCCAAGGAATATGTCGAGTGGATCTGGAAGATCCTCCAACATCCCGAATCTGATGATTTCGTAATCGCGACAGGGGAGACACATTCAGTGCAGGAGTTTGTCGAAGAAACATTTAATTATCTGGGGATGGATTGGCGGGACCATGTTGAAGTTGATCAATCATTTATGCGACCAGCTGAGGTCGATCTCCTGTTAGGTGATTATGCAAAAGCTAAAAGGGTTTTAGGCTTCGAACCTAAAGTAAGGTTTAAGAATTTGATTGCATGGATGGTTGATAGCGAGTTAATGGAAGAGCGGAATTATGAACAGATCCGATGTGTGCTCTGTAGATCGATAATCAAGAAGGGCCGTTATTGTGCCGACTGTACTCACTCTGAATATACATTTCCTGTTTGAGGGAAATTCGAATGCTCATCAACGAAGATGATCGCCGTACTTTAATCGAGTGGATCTCGGATGAGCCATTTTGCATGACCAAGGCGGTCATTATAAAAACCCATTCAGTGATTGGAAACCATTATCATAGAGAGAAGAACGAGAAGTTCCTGTTATTAACAGGTCGAGCGCAGAGAGTGATTATTGGAGATATAGAACAATGGAATGTTGCCGCCCCTGCGTTGTTTGATGTGCCAAAGGGAGCGTTTCATAGCTTTGAGTGTGAAGCGGGAAGCATTTTGTTAGGGGTCGCGGATAAGCCGCACGATCCGGAAGATGAAATAAAAAAGTGAGTGAACTCAAACCTCTTTCCGATCCCCTTGAGGCTTTGAGCATCATCGAGTCTTTGGCAGTAAAGAGTTTTAATAGCGATTATGAGACATGGTGCTGGTGCGGACGTACTGATGAACAACTTCCGCATATCTGGAATTGCATAAGAGCCAAGAAACTTCTACAGAAGACACGGGGCACATGGAAGCCGTGGATAGGTAAATTGTGAGGAACCGAATAAAATGATTAATAAATTGCCTGAGCCTTTGATTGTAGATACGATTAGGACCACCACAAACTCACTGAGACGATGAGAGTCTTAGAGCAAAATGCCTCTCGGAAATGAAATGGAATTCCCAAAAAAGAAGATATGAAGACGGCAGTGGTAAGCCAATCCCTCCCGCTAAAGTAAGACTATGGTTAGAAGACTACATTTCAGCAAACAAAGATGACATTCAAGTTGAATCTGATTCCCTGATTGAGCGCGGAGCGAAGGTAGTAATGATCGGTTCGTTCTTTGAGTTCATGCGTCAGAAGGTTCAGGAGATGCACGGAACCTCTGGGGTCATAGCTTATGGCGGCGAAGATCAGATGTCTCCTGAGCGCTGGGAACGTGTAGGAGAGAAGATCGTCAAACAGTTAGGATACCTGGATGGCTTCGAGCGGGCCGTAAGAGAATCAAGACACGCCACTGACGATCTAATAGGTTCAATAGCAAGTGCAGCTCCGAGTATTCCTCATTCAGCGATCGAAAAAGCGATACTAACTAACTCTCCAAGTGAAGTATCCGCAGTCGTACAGAGTTTAAGTCCCGTCAACGCTGATTCCGTGGCTGGAGTAATAGCAGGTCAAGGGAGCAGGCTGGATACATTGATTTGGGGGCAGGTAGGGTCGAGGGGCAGGCTCTATGCAGATGCTACGTGGGCCACTCATGAATTGAGCATCAAAGCCCGTGAAATGGACGCTGGGGTCTTACGCGGACGAAGAGTTACGGAGGGCGATGATCGCGTCTGTGCAGGCTGTGAGGCCGCGGCAAGCGACGAATACATGCCCTTTGATGAGATACCGGATATAGGAGATCAAGAATGTCAAGCGTCGGATCGTTGCACTATCGAGTTTGATTATCAATAAATGTTCTTCCGTAAAGCAAAACTAATCCAACTCCTGAGAGCAGAGATACAGTATCTCCGTGAACTCTTAGCCCGCACAGAAGGGGAAAGAGACAATCTAAAGCAGGGTTATGAGGGAATGAGAGAGATTGCGGCGAAGGCGTTGGAAGTGGCGAAGGAGCGCTGCTCAACTGTCGGCGGGCCACTCAATGCTAAGTGTGAGAGAGAGGCGGGACATGATGGTTTACATATGTCTAGTAGAACCTATCTTGCTGACTACGTCGCTCCCGAAGTAAAGAATTGCCCTGAATGCTCTGTGAGTGTAAGGTCTGAGACTTGGCCGATGGAGTGTCCAGCATGTCATTGCACATTTGGGTTTGAGAAAGATTGAGCCTAAAGCCCCGTTGTCCCCACCTAAAACGTAAATAAACAAATTGTGTTAGTGCTATGTCCCGTCTGGAGGAATCTAGACGGGCTTTTCTTTTTCCAAGGAGCCACTTGGATTCAGAGCACAACATAAGATGAATAACGACACCCTGATTTACTTTGGCGACCCAGTCAAAGCCCTCGATGAGAAAGGCCGCGTAGGTGGTTATCTGGTCAGATTCTCTGATGATGGCTCCCAAAAGGATCTGACTGGCGAATGGTTTACCTCAAAAACCTATCTTGGACCTAAAGACGGCGACGGTGCTGAGGCTTTATTCGAGCATGGTTTCCCAGTTCTACCCAAATCAGCCAAAGACGTTGACGAAAAGACCCTGAAAGCTATTGAAGCGTTCGCAGATCGAACTTTTCGGCCTCTCAAGACTAAGCGAGATGCGGTAGGGATATTTGCCGAGACCGTACTTGACATCGAGGATGAGTACGAAAAGTTCCTTTTTGGCAGGGTCAAAGCTGGAAAAATCGGCTGGTCAAGCGGCGCGGCGGGTCACAGAGTAGTCAAAAACAAAGATGGTGAGATAGTTCGCTGGCCGATAGCCGAAGGATCGTTGACTCCCCGTCCGGCAGAGCCTTTGAATAAAGCCATTTCCCTGAAATCTTACCTGAAATCATTTGAGGATGACGAAGATATTCCAATTGTCAAACAGGGATCGCTTTGTAAGACATTAAACCAGCGCATTGCTGACATGGAAGACAACGGGCGGTCGAAGGAAGACATTGTTAAGAAGTTAGCCCGCGAAGCGATGTTAGATCCTGGTATGGTCGTTAAGTCATTAGTCGGGGAATACCGTCCCACCTCAACAGAATTGAAAGCCTATGCGCGTGTGTTAGGAGTTGAGTACGACACGCTTAAGAATTTGAGCGTAGGTGGAAAGACGATTAAGGATCTGTTTGAAGAGGCTTTATCCGAACAGGAGTATTCTCGCTGGAATCTGGATAGCGTGTATTGCGGTATCGTTTGCAAGTTAGTGATGGCCGCGTCCGCATCGAAACTAACGGGAACAGAGTTTGATTTAGAAGGAAAGATAAAGGAAGCGACGGACGGTTACGCCGAACGTCTCAAGGAACTCGCAATCTCACGGGCTCAGGACTATTTAGATTCCGGGTCTGATGAGCATTTCTATCTTCGCGCTATGGTTGATCCGAGCGCGGAGGACTTCGTCAACGCTAAAAACGTTGAAACCGAAGATCATATCGCATTGGTGGTGTCCGCCCTGCGAAGTCTCACAACGCGTTTTGTCAAGAATGATGAAGCGCGGCAGAAGCAGGCGGGCAGACGACTCTCCGAAACAAATCGTCAAAGACTAAGTGACTTTCGTAAGCAGGCACTCGATCAGCTCGAAGTATGCCTAAAGCTGTACGAAGCTACTATGCCTAAAGCGAGTCAGGAAGAGATGCGTCTTGCTCAAACCGTTCATGCGCGCCAGCAGTGGCGCTTGCAACGAGGAGCAGACATAGATGCGAACGCAACAGCAAGTACAGGCTGACATAGCCACCAAATCACGTCGCATCGACGAGCTTTTCGCACTTGCGGATTCCCGAGACGACAAAGCCAACACCACTGAAGAATTGACAGAGATTAAAACTCTGAGTGGCGAGGTTACAGCGCTCGAAACGGAATCTGCGGAAGTCAAGTCCGTCGACGACATCAAAGAATCAAACAAGAAAAGAGTTGAGGGATTCAAAGAGCCTACTAACAGGATGGTTCACCCTAACAGCGATCCGACTAAGGCGGTCGTCGAGTTCCCTTATGTTACCAACCTTAAGCACTTCACCGGAGCCACGAAGCAGGAAGCGATGACTAAAGCGTATCGCTTTGGTCAGTGGTTTATGGGGGCGGTAATGCACGAGGCAATGCCGACAAAATCCATGTTCGTCAAAGCCCAGCAATGGTGCAAAGCAAACGGGATACCTATTGAAACCACCACGGAAATCAAGGCTGCTTCCGAAGGGGTTGACGCCGATGGCGGCGCATTGGTTCCGCCCGAGTTCGACAACACTATCATTGACCTGAAAGAGAAGTTTGGAACGTTTCGCCCGAACTCGAAGGTTGTCCCAATGGCTCGTGAGACAAAGACAGTTCCACGTCGTACCGGAGGATTGACAGCTTACTTCGTTGGTGAGGGCGCAACAATAACCGACTCAACGAAGCAGTGGGATAACGTCAATCTCGTAGCCAAGAAGATGGCCGCACTTGCGATCTTTTCTTCTGAGCTACAAGAAGACGCGATCATCAATATCGCTGACGATCTGGCGTTCGAGATTGCTTACGCATTCGCGAACAAGGAAGACGAATGCGGGTTCAATGGTGATGGTACGTCAACCTATGGCGGGATCACCGGAGTTATTCAAAAACTTCTTGGGTTGTCGTCAACCATCGGAGACATTGCCGGATTGGTAGTAGGTACCGGCAATACCTACGTAGAACTCACGCTTGCCGACTTCAACGCGGTTGTGGGCCGGTTGCCTCAATACGCGGACACGGCGAACGCGAAGTGGTTTATGCATAAAACCTTCTACCATCAGGTAGCCGAGAAACTGGCGCTGGCGGCGGGTGGTGTGACCTCTTCAGAGGTTAGTGCAGGGATGAGAACGTTTCGGTTCTTAGGCTATCCAGTGCAGTTTGCTCAGGTATTGCCGAAGGCAGAAGCCAACTCTCAGGTTTGCGCGCTATTGGGCGATCTGGCGCTGGCGTCGAAGTTTGGCGATCGTCGACAGACGACAGTCTTTCTCGATCCATACTCGAAGACGGCTACCGATCAACTTCAGATCAGAGGCACGCAGCGGATCGATATAAACGTCCACGACGTAGGCAACGCAAGCGCGACTGCCAGCGCGCGGCAAGCTGGTCCGGTGGTTGGCCTGATTACTGCCGCTTCGTAAGGAGAGAACTATGAACAATGCACAAAATGAAGCAATTCTGACTCTGGGCGGAGCGAGCTATTCGTCAGCCGGAACTTCTGTGACTACGTTTGACACACGTGGATTCAGGTATGCAGTGGTAGATGTTACGTTTGGCACTTTGGCGACGAATGGCGGCGTTCCCTCTGTCTTTCGTATCACGGAAAGCGATGCAACCGTGATTTCCAATTTCACCACCATCACCGGGGGATCGGCTACGTTGGCTGCGGCTAACCTGGCTCATTCAACGGTGAGGTTTCAGATCGATCTCAGAAACCGGAAGCGGTATCTGAATCTCGACATCACCAACGGCACATCGTCTCTGGTTATCAGTGCTGTAGCCAGACTGTCACGCCCTGAGACTTCAAAACTCACAGCGGCACAACAGTCGGTAACAAACATGGCCTCAGGTGCCAGCACGAACGCGAGCGTGAACCAGATCGTTCGTATTACCTAAAACCTTCACCGGATAAGGAGCCACAATCGGTGAAATTGAATCTCGGGAGTGGGGGAGAAGTCGAGGGGTATGTCTCGATTGACCGCAAGCAAGGCAAGGAAGCATACCCACTCGATTATCCCGACAACTCGGTTAATGAAGTTCGGGCCAGTCACATACTGGAACACTTCAACCGGGGCGAAGTAGAAAAGGTTTTGAAGGACTGGGTACGGGTACTAAAGCCCGGTGGATGTTTGAAAATTGCTGTACCGGATTTTGACTGGATCATTGATAACCGCAAAGATCCAAAGATCCAAGGCTACCTGTTTGGTGGACAGATTGATGAGAACGACTTTCACCGGGTAGCGTTCGACGCAGACTTACTTGAACGTCTTCTCAGGTCAGCAGGGTTAATAGATATAGGGCCGTGGACAGATGAAATTGATGATTGTTCACGATTACCCGTAAGCCTTAATCGGCTGGGGTATAAACCTTCTAATTCGTTTGGCCTCGACGAGAAGTTGGAACGAGTAAAGGACGACGAGCAGATCAAGATCGTTGGGGTTATGAGTTGTCCGAGGCTGGGGTGGACAGACACGTTTGGATCAATCACGTCAGCCTTCATGCCGCTGGGGATTGAAGTCTTTCGTCACTCAGGAGTGTTTTGGGGGCAGGGATTAACCAGACTGATGGAAACGGCCCTGAAGAAGGGAGCGGACTACATCATCACCATTGACTACGATTCAGTATTTGAACGAAAGCATATTCACAGAATGTGCCAACTGGCGATCGAGAATGATGATGTTGACGTGATAGTTCCGGTTCAGGTCAGGCGTGAGAATGACTATTCGATGTTCACCATGCGCGACGGAAACGGCGATCTAAGAACGAGGGTTGCACAAACTGAATTCAGGAAACCGTTAACGAAGATCACTACCGGACACTTTGGCTTGACGCTAATTAAGTCGAGTTCATTGAAAAGGCTTTCTAAGCCCTGGTTTTTAGCCATACCCGACAAGAGCGGGGAGTGGAACGAGGGCCACGTGGATGAGGACATTTACTTCTGGCACAACTGCGAACGATCAGGTCTGAACGTGCAGATGGCGAATGAGGTAAGGATCGGGCACTTACAAAACATGATCGCATGGCCCGATCAGAGTTTTGCCCCCACTCATCAGTACGTTGGCGAGTACAACGAGAAGGGCCAGCCCAAAGATGCGGGTGGAGATTTAGAGGTTGAAGTAAAAGAAGATGAAATTAAAACTAATTAAGCCGTATTCGATGTTCCCCGCAGGTCAGATCGTGGATTTCGGAAGGGGTGTGGCCGAGTTATTGATACAGCGAAAGGTTGCCGAGCCCTTGAATGAAGAGAAGAAAAAGACGCCCCTGAGAGTTACTTTAGCAAAGGAGAAAGATGCCGTTTAGTCGCGAATGGGATGATTTTCCCGGCAAGGTAAACATTACCGACGACAGCATTACGTTTCCCGATGGTACGTCAATGTTTTCGGCCCCTTCGGGTAATACCGGCTAGTTACATACGCACCACGGACGGAGCGCAAACACTATTAGCGGCCAAAGGATATCCACGGCATGTAATCATTCTCGTCAAAGTCGTGACCACGTTTGCCGCGGGCGATGGCGCGGCTCCGATATTTGATTTCGGAGAGACTAACTCCCCTGAAAGATTCAAGGCGGATCTGACTACGGGAACCGCAGGAGACTTTCTAATCTATGGTGGCATGTTATCGGCGTTCAAAGCCCTCATAGTTACGGCAACAGCCGCCACAGGCACAACGAGTACAGGGGCAATAGACGTAACGGCCTTAGTGTTACCTTAAAGGAAAAGGTCAATGGTGAAAGCTAAAGAAGAAAAAGCCAAGGAAGAGGCCAACTGGGAAGTGAAAGTATTTTTAACTCTGGGTGGGGCGGTAATCTTTGGCCCATTCAAGAAATCAGCCGCACAGAATCAGGCAAAATTCATCATTGCTAACGGCTGCGATAAAGACGACACCTACTATCCCGCATCAGCAATTGCGAAAGTAAAAGTTTATCAAGTTGCACCAATAGGAGCCTAAAACAATGTTCGGTGATTCAATGCCAGCTCAGGAAGACACATTTAAGATGAATCTTGAATGCGGATTTTGTGGGCAACCGAATCCATCGAAGTACCACACTTGCGAGGAAAAAAGAAAATGGGAAAGGCAAAACGCCAGTCAACCACTACAGAACTCGACGACTTCATCCACCTTAGAGGATGTATCGAGTTAGGAGTCTACAACGCTCAGAATGGAGAGATGGTTGACTATCGCAGGATAGACAACACCATCGTCACCGCTGGTCGTCGCTGGGTCTTGGAAAAGATTGGCTCCTTCAGCAATCAAACCAACTCCATCAACGCCATCGCAGTAGGTACGTCTACCACTGCCCCGGCTACCGGAGACACTGCCCTCGGTTCTGAGATCACTGCCACAGTAGGACGCTTGACGATCGGAACGTTTACCACAACGAACCTTACCTCGAGTACTCCAAGCTGGCGTGCAGAAGTTCAGTTCGCCACTGATCAGGCAACCGGAACTTTGGGGGAGGCAGGATTGTTTAACACATCGGCAGCGACAGCGGGGACTTGTCTTAGCCACGTAACTTTCTCGACAATCTCGAAAGCCACAAGTAACACGCTTTCAATAAGTTACACAATTTCAAATTGATCTGCTCCTTTGCTCGGAGTGATCGTAGCGTGTTTAACACCCGGATGTCTCAAGCCATTCTTGATCCTTGAAATAGTGGATTTGCCAACTCCGTATTGCCTAGCGAGTGTAGCGCCTCGAACGCCATTCGCTAGGCTTTCTTTTATCTCGCTAATCTGCAAGTCGGTTAGTTTTACGTTGGGGTTGTCTTCCCCGCAAAACTCTGCGCCGTGCTTCTTCATCCAGTGATTATCACCTCTCGCTAATTTTTCCGGATGCGTCCGTGCGCCGTTCTTATCACCTCTGGCCAGCGTCTTTGGGTTACGTCTTGCAGAACTGAGGTCGCCCCTGAGCATTAGCCCCTTTGCTGCCGCCCGTTTCTTATTTACATCTTGCGGGCAATATCCAAGATTATCGGCAGCGTTATTCCACTTGCGTCCGTCGAGATGATCTACCTCTTGACTTTTAGGACATGGGCCAATGAATGCCTCGCTTACCAATTTGTGAACGTGCTTGCCATATCGCTTTTCCCCGCCCTTGACAAGGATGACCAGCGGATAACGGTTCGGCTTATTTGACGGTATTAGTATCTTCCCGACGTATGTGCGAGGTCGTTCGGCAACGTTGCGGACCCTTCCCAAATCTGAGATTTCATATAAACCCTCAAAGCCCTGTATCGGTCGCCACTCTTCGGTCCAGAGTCTTGTTTTTATATTCATGGCAAGGGGATGCCACCAACATCGCCGCCAGTCGGCAGCGTGCTTGAATCCGCCCTTGTGTGGGTATGCCTTGCATCGAATCTCTGCATTACCTAGCGAGCACCATAAAAACTCCGAGCCATTCAGGAATTCTGGCGATACTTTTCGTACTAGCGGCTCAATACGAATCCATGAGCCCGCCTTTTGAGATTGATCAATTGTGGCATCGATTAAGTATGTCCCGTTGACTACGAGTGCTAAGTGGCCCTTCCACATACCGGGCGCGGCGGCAGGTTGTCGAGAGCCGTCTCCGAAAGATCCGAGAACCACGGCTTGATTGGGATACCTATCTGACCTGATTACGGTTTCTAGTCTGAGGGGAAATACATCACATCGCCATGACTCAAAACAATGAATTAAGGCGGCTGTAGTGAGAATGCATGTACTGCGCCCACCGTCGTATTTTAATGCCTCGTGGCTTGCTACAAATGCGATGTGACGAAGGTCTTGCTCGGTGGTAGTATTCGGAAAGGTCATGGCGTCAACTCCTTTGGCTAGTTGCGTTGTGGCTTAGAGCCGTTGGAGTGTTTCACGCACTCTGGCGGCTTGCTTATTATACCCTCTTGCCCGCCTCAAAACCTAACCTTCTAAGAACAGTTAAACTCTAAATTCATGGAATGGATTCTTTTCGCAATCTCCATAGTTTTGGGGTGGATATGGATTGGGCTGATATTTCGTCCCTGGTGCGCGAATACCGTGATCGTCGAGAAGATCCAAGCCTCAGACACGGTTTCAACACACTGGGCCGCAGATCAGGAAAACATCACGATCAATTGCAGTGACGCGCTCAACATGGCAGATCCATTTGAGTTGGGTGGGGCGCGTTTTATTTGTCCTGATTGCAAGCGGGAATGGGACACAACTGCTCCTAATTCGGGCGCTGAATTCAAGCAACACTTAGAGACTCCTCATACAACCCAGATTGAAGGCGTGATGTAAATGTCTGCTCCTGAGCCTAAGAAAGAAGAAAAGTCAGAGTACGAGCGGTACTTCATGAGTCCTTCGGTGGTCTCTGTCCGTAGGGTTGAGGACAGGTGGGAAGTCAAAGGGCCGTGGGAAGATCCATTTTATGTTGATGATGAAAGTTTCAAGAAGAAGTTTTCTGTTCTTTACTAACTTATGAGTTGGCAAATCACAGCGGCGGATGACATTGATGCTGATGGAACGGGATCGGCTACTACAGGGTTTGTGCCGGGCGGGGGTGCATCTCTTAATAAAGGCTTCAACTTCCGCGACACATTAGCCTTCGTCACGGATGGCGCTAATCAAATCTTTGTGAATGGTACTGATGTTTACCCCGTTACCAGTGGTGGCGTTACATTTGGGTGGAGTTCAACGGCGGCGGAAGTAGACAGGAGCAGTTCTGTCGATCCCCGATTCGCTGGTGTTCATTATCAATCCAATACGGGCACCAGGAATAGCTTCAGGGTTGATCTATCAGCCGGGACTTACACTATACATTTAGCTATTGGAGATCAAGGGGCTAGTCATACCGATCAGTATGTAGAGGTCTTAGATAACACCACCAGTCGCGCCATTATTGACATAGTTGGCGGCGTGACAGCGGACAACTTTCTTGATGCTACTGGTGTGTCGAGAACAAGGGCTAACTGGCCGACACAAAACGTTTCAATTAGCGTCAACGTTTCGTCTGGAATCCTGATCGTAAAAATTGGGACTCTTACCGATCCGGGCAACTCATCGGTTACGGTGTTGGCCCATATGTTTATTGACTAGCTTTTGAGCCACGCACGCAGGCGGGCAAAGATGCTTTGAGACACACGCCGTCGGTAATAGACGGAGCAGAAATGGTTTTGACAAGCACAAGTCGAGGGTTCAGTGCAGTGGCTATGGCGTTTTCGCTGGCAAGCTGAGCAGATCATGTTGAGCGTTCCTTTAAAAGTTAATCTTGCTTGGGTTTACGAAACGCAAACAGGGCAAGAATTGCTATAAGAAAGAAGATGGGGAATACGATTTTAAGCAAGTCAGGGCGATCAATAAACCATTGAAGGTACCACTTCATACGGGAATCTTAGAAGATGTCTGACTTCGTTTGCAACACATCTGGGGACTTCTCGACCGCCTTAACAGGTTCGGTTGGCGGTGACACGATTACTCTTACCGCAGGAACTACCTTTACCGGTCCATTCACGCTTCCCGTCCACTCAGGCAGTGGATATGTAACCATCCGCAGCTCTGATCTGGCAAGCCTCGCAGAAGGCGTTCGCGTTGCCCCAGCAGATGTCTCGCACATGCCGAAGATTGTCACCGCGACGGACAACACAAGCGCGATCCTTACTGCCGTTAGCGCCGCCCACTGGAAGCTTTTGGGATTAGAAATTACTACTTCCACGGGTTCAGTGTCGATCAATGATCTGGTCTCTCTTGGTGATGGCTCAAGTGCTCAGGATCAACTCTCTGAAGTGCCGGATGACATCGTTATCGACCGATGCTATATCCACGCTGCAACTACTTCTCAATCACTCAAGCGCGGTATCTCTCTGCAAAGTTCCAATACAACGATCACGAATAGCTATATTTCAGACTTCAAAGTCGTTGGCCAAGACTCGCAGGCGATAGCGGGATGGAATGGGCCGGGTCCATTCACGATCACCAATAACCGACTAATTGCTGCTGGGGAAAACATTATCTTCGGCGGTGCCGCTCCCTCAATCACTAACCTGATCCCTTCCGACATTACGTTTAATCTCAACCATTGTTCTAAGCCTTTAACATGGAAGACTAACGATCCTTCATATGCAGGAATTCACTGGTCGGTTAAGAACATCTTTGAAATCAAGAACGCTCGTCGTGTGCAAATCTGGGGCAACTTGTTCGAGTACAACTGGCAAGACTCTCAAGCTGGCTATGCAGTGTTGTTTACTTGCATCGACGACTCAAGTAGTTGGGCCAGAATTGATGATGTGGTGTTTGCGAATAATATCATTCGCCATTCAGGATCAGGAATAAACATTAGAGGTCGAGATGATATTGGGGCGTCGATGACCAACCTCACGATCAAGAACAACCTGTTAGAGGATATCAGTACAACATGGAACTCTGGCGGGTCTGCCGCTGGGACGTGGCTACAGATTCTTCGTGGCCCAACTAATCCAACCATTAACCATAACACCGCATTTGCCGACGGCACAACCGCGGTAGGATTTGACGGAGAAACAGGAACAGGATTGGTAATCACCAACAACATTTTCTTCCACAATACCTACGGTGTGAAAGGTACTGGAGGAGGCGTGGGAACCTCGACCCTAAATCTCTTCTATCCCTCGTCTTATACGTTTTCAAAGAACGTGCTTCAAGGCGGATCATCTGGCGACTATCCGGCTAATAATTTCTTCCCCGCGAATGTGAGTGATATTCAATTCGTCAACTATGCCGGGGGCGATTATCACTTAGGATCAGGAAGTCCATACAAGAATGCTGCGCTAGACGGAACAGATATCGGCGCAAACATCGACAACTTGTTAACGCTGAACGATCCGAATGTGACTGGCAATGTCACGACTTCCAACGTTCGTCTTTTCATTCAAGTAATATGAAACCTCGCGCAGTAAATCTTTCAGCTAATTTAACCCCAGCGGCGTTGGGTTATCCGGCAAAGTTTACCCTGAAGAAACCTGACGCTTCATTAGTTACAAAATCTATTCTCACAGATACACAAGGTAAGGCAGTTGCTCAGTTTTCATTAGGACAGAGATACCCTCACGGAACTTATGTAGGAAAAGTTGAGATAGTAGTAGACGGAAAAACAATTTCAGATAGTCAATCAGTCGTACTTTGAAGGAGCCAGATGTCAGAAAACATTCCAGCCTTAAAGCCCGGTTATCACCCTATGCGAACGGGACTGCTAACCGGAATCCCCCTGAGCGGTAGACCGCTGCATCCCCAATTCACATTTAGTTACGCAGCTCTCCATCCACCCATGTGCTACAACATGAACGTCATGACGGTGTGGATGAAGCCTGTCGACGTAGCGCGAAATGAAATAGCGGAAAAAGCAGTAGAAATGGGCGCGCGTTTTATTTTCTTTATTGACGAAGATGTAACTCCACCCGGTCACGCATTAAGACAATTGATTTACCAAGCCGAGCATCATCCTGAGGGAGCAATATTCGGCGGGATCTACTGTCATAAATCTCCTCCAGCTATGCCAATGATATTCAAGAATGGGTTGGGCGCGGGGCCGTATTGGGATTGGAAGGTTGGAGAGTTTTTTGAAGTTGATGGCATTAGCATGGGATGCACGCTCGTGAGAGTCGATGCACTTGCGAGTATTCCTAAACCTTGGTTCAAGTGCTACTCAGCCGACACAGAGGTTTTAACAAAACGTGGCTGGCTGGCATGGCCGGACGTGAAAGACAGTGATGAGTTTGCCACCAGAAATGTGGACGGCTGGCTTGAGTGGCAATTTGCTTCTAGTCTGACGAATCTGCCTCACAACGGCGAGATGGTATCTTTCAAAGGTGAGGCTTCGGATCTCTTAGTCACTGAGAATCACCGTATGTATGGGTTTGAATGGAAATACGATTGCACAAAAAGGGAGGGCCATAAGGGGCCACTACAATTCATTGCGGCCAAAGATGTAGCGTCCCGTTTCTCAAAACGTGGACCAGGACAACGAGGATTCAGAGTGCCAAGCACCGTCAGTTGGCTCGGCACTTTACCGCCTGAGGGGGATATCTTTCAACTGACATCTGTCTTTGACGGACCGGGACCAAAGCCAATTAAAAGATCCATTGACCTCTCCGACTGGGTAGCGTTTTTAGGTTTGTACCTCGCCGAAGGTTCTTGTGAGGGCACATTCAAGCAATATGGAATTACGAAGAACGCCGTTGATGATCCTCGCTCGCATTATGAGCAGGCGATGGCATTTGTTGCTTCCGGTATGCCTGCCAACTATCCGTCACATCCGTCTACAAATAGAAGCAACGCGACGAGGGTGGCCATTACCCAAGCTGCCAAGAGTCGGTATTACGCAGAAATAAATAGTCTTCTCGAAAAGCTTCCTTGGCGATTTAGGCCGACCGTCCATGGCTTTGTAGTCAACGACAAAGGACTGCACCATGAACTATTTCGGCTAGGCAATAAATACATCAAGCACGTGCCCCAATGGGTCAAGGATCTCCCGGCTTCTTATCTGGAGATCTTTCTGACTTGGTTTAACAAAGGGGATGGCTCGATTCGCAAAAATGGCGACAGGGTTTACTTCACAACTAGCAAGCAGCTCGCAGATGATTTACAGGAAATCATCTTGAAGATCGGACGGTCAGCCACCATCAGGAAGTACGCAGGCCGAGCAGCAACTGTAGGGGATCGTGTTATAGATAAATCTCGGACGGCAGCGGGTTATTTTCTTTATGAGCGTAAAGCTAATTATGTAACGCTCGGTTCTGCCTCGACCGAAAACTATGAAGGTCGAGTCTATTGCGCTACCGTGCCGAATGAAGTGCTATACGTGCGACGTAACGGGAAACCAATGTGGTGCGGGAACACCGTAGATGATGCCTCTGCCTATTGGGATGGTGTTCCTAAAGCAGAAATGTGGACAGAAGATCTATGGCTATGCGATCGTGCAATTAAAGCAGGGTGGAAAGTCTATGCCGATGCCTCAGTGTTATGTGAGCATTGGTCCATCGAAACAATGAGTCCTACGGTCTTACCTCCTGACTGTTTGCCTCGACGCAGGGCAGGATGGACCAAAGGAACGAAGAAGATTGTTGATCTTGGCTGTGGCGAGAACCCTTACACGACTGATGAGGGCGATGTCCTAACGGTTGATATTCGAGAGAATGTGAACCCTGACTATCGTTGTGACCTGAGAAAACTTCCTTTTGCGACCGGAGAATTTAATATTGTCTACTCCAGTCATGTGCTCGAACATTTCCCGCGTAATGCTGTCCCCGAGATCCTTGATGAGTGGATTCGAATACTGAAGGACGACGGCGAGTTTCGGTTGATAGTGCCTAATATTGAATGGGCCGCAAAGGAGATCGTAAAAGGCACGATCAATAACGATGTGATGAACGTTCTATATGGTGCGCAGAGCTATGGCGAGAATTTTCATCAAATGGGTTTCACTCCTAAGGTGCTCACGGAGATGCTGACGGAGCGCGGATTCAAACGCATTGACGTGGAATTGATGCACTACAATCTATGTATGAGGGCATGGCGCAAGGTCCCTAAGAACGCTCCCAAACCACTAGGCGAGATAGTGCAGGCAAAAAAGAATGGACACAAGAAAACTAAGCAACCAGTAATGAAACGAGGTAAGTAAACGAATAGGCGAGTAATTCTCAAAGGGTTGATATCTCTCCCGCTTGCCTATTTGTTCGCTCGCACGATTGTTCAAATGTCCGCTTTCATCACTCCACAACGAGCAGGAGTAGCGGCGGCATTTATTTTGATTGATCCTAACGGTCTGATAGCCAGCGCATTAAGCGTTACTGATGATATCGGGAAAGCTGAAGCGCAGTTTATAATCAAGAGACGCGCACCACGAGGGGAGTACAAAGGTAGAGTTACGGTGCAGACAGTATTTGATGAGGCGACGGTGTTGGTATGAATGAAGGAGCCAAGGAAAATGATGAGTGAAACGAGTCAGGAAGATGTGGTTGACGTTTGCGCCTGTACCCATACTCTAAAAAGCCACAAATCATCTCCACTTGAGACTGATCTACCTTGCGAACTTTGTGACTGTAAGAACTATTGGTGGAAAGTTCCGTCGCATGACTGAAATCACGCTCAATCTTTCTGATCGGATTGTGACGCTTACGGATGGGGCGCCACGGGTTATTAGTTTGCCTAAAACTACAACATGGTCACACGCGATTGTGGCCCCGACACGTTCTGAATTTCTCAAGAGTCATCGACTATTACTTGCTCAGTCTTTGGCTTTAACTGGAAACTGGATCAATCAGGAATTTATAAGGGCTGGCTAACTCTGTTTTAGTCGGCCTTTTGTTTTTATGGGCACACAACGAAATTACCTGATCAATACCACGACGATCTCGACGACGGCGAGCGGGACAACTATTGCTTCAGGTAATACTCAAAACGCCACGTTTGAACTGGCCCGCACTTTAGTACGAACGGGAATAGGCGCAGCGGAGTTTGCCAGTGGGTCACAGACGTGGGCCGTTCACTACGTAGTCTCGGCAATGACCACGCCGTATGAAATGCGTCTGAAAGTTCAGCGGCGCAACTCAAGCGGCACTATGCAGGCCGAGACGGGCTACGGGACAACCAGATCAGCAACGGGAACTTATGACGATAACCTCAGTGCTGACCTGGGAACATGGGCCGCAAACGATCAATTAGCGCTGGTTTGGGAGCATCGCAGACCGTCGGGCTCAGGAAATAAGACCGGAACCATTGATGCTAACGGCTCGTCCTACATCGACGCGCCCACGTCCGTCTCCGATCTACCGGAAACACTTTCAGACAATCACAATACTCTCGCTGATGCGGCACCGACGATTGTTATTGGCATTCCCAAGAGCTTTAGCGAGTCGATCAATAATCTTGCCGATGCCCATACGGAAGTTTTAGGGCTGCGCTTAACGTTCACGGATGATGCGAACCTCTTAGCTGATTACTTTGTTTATGGTAAACGGCCTCGATGGCAGGATAGTTTTACTAAGACCGTTGATTCAGGCCCGGCGCTTGGCCTCGCTCTCAGCGATAACATAAATAATCTTGCCGATGCTTACGCTCAAGTTGGGCCAGTATCAATTACCTGTACCGATTCCCTGCCCGCGCTATCTGACACAGTTTGGTATTCGAACAAACCACGTTGGCGAGACTCATACGCTCAGATTGAAGATCAAAGGCTCTCATTTGCCGAATCGATCAACAACCTTGCTGACGCCTACTCACAAGTTGAAGGGCAACTAAAGACCTTCAGTGAAGACATAAACATCCTTGCAGATAGTCTCACTAAGACTGAGGGGCAGTTAGTTCCCTGCTCTGATTCTGTCAATGCCTGGTTGGATGCTTGCTCATTAGGAGAGGGTCAGATAGTTCCATGTAGCGACTCGATTTTCCTGACAGATAGCTACGGAGCAATCGAGTCGGGATTCTTACCGTTAAGTGACTCATTTAATCTTGATGACAACATTGAGGTAGCTCTGGGGGCCAGTGGTGGAGAAATACTAGCCGACTCGTTCACGCTCACGGATGCGTTTCAGTTTAGTCTTGGTCTGCCCGTAGTGTTAAGCGATGATCTTAATAATTGGCAGGATGTTTTAAGTCTTAACGTTCCTCATCCTTCAATAATCATTCGAGTAAGACGAGACGATCGGAGTGTGACAGTAGAACCATGAAGCAGGGACGTAAAATCAAAGTACCACCCGAGGATCGGAGAATTACTTCGATTGCGCCATCTGCTGTGGTGTCACAGTTGAAGTTTGCTACCGTCTCAGACAATCTAAATAATTTCGACGATGACTTTCAGTATAGCTTCGGGATCGCGGTTGATCTTACCCTGGACCTTTCGGACTCTTTCTCGCTTTCTGATTCTCTATCCCTCTCCATAGGTATATCGGCGGATGTTGCTGACGCCTTTCTGTTTCTCGATTCCTTCACTATTGATCGGGGAATAGGAGTAGGTCTCAGCGATACTTTTACTCTTACGGATAGCGTCTCACTCGGGCAGGGAATGTCCGTCGCGGACGCTTTAACCCAAACAGACGCGATTGAATTAAGTCTCCAATACTTATCCGAATTATCAGACCTCATGAGCCTGACTGACGGCCTGGAGGTTGGGTTCGGACTGGCCACTGAAGATCAGTTTACCCTCACGGATTATCTGGAAATCGGGCCGAGCCAGTCTGTCAGCGATTCTTTCAGCCTTTCGGACGCTCTAACCCTGACCATTGGCTATCCCCTTGAGGCTGCTGACGCGCTTGGGCTGTCAGACGGGCTTGGAATAGGCTTTGGGTTGTCTACGTCCGATCAGATCGCTCTGGCGGACTCTATCGCTACGTTTGGGCAGATCTTCCTGACTATTGAGGACTCAATTTATAACTGGGATGAATTCTTTATTGCCATCCCCCAAGGCGTTGACTTTGCCATACAAAGATCAGACTCCTTCAGCCTCGACGATTCAATTACGTTGTTCTCGGCAGGCTTTAAGTCTTTCGCAGAGGCTTTAACCCTCTCTGACGCTTACGCGCAACGCGGAGACGGATTAATCGCATTCTCCGATCAGTTCACCCTTACCGACTCGGTAACAAAGACGATTGATTGCCGACTGTCATTTGCGGAGAGCATAAATAACCTTAGTGACAATGTTGCTTTGTTGGGTGACGGGTTGATTGTTAAGGCCGAATCAATCAATAACCTGGCTGATGGCTATGTTCAGAGAACCAATGGGCTCAAGACTTTTACTGAACAGTTAACCCAAACAGACGCATTCTCAATGATTGAAGGAGAGCGTGAGATCCTTTCGGATAGTTCGATTCAGCCTTCAGATAGTACAGCTCGATCAGGATCGATTTGGGATATTGGGGTCACAGGGGAACAGTTAACCCAGTCCGATGCTATAGCTTTGAATCTCGATTCTGTTCTGCGTCAAGTCGTTGTCAGTGATTCGTTCACACTCACAGATAATTGCACCACCCAACGAGGCCCATCGCGATGGCGTGACGCAATTGTGGTGCAAACTTCAGTCTCCTCTGCTCTTACTCAGAACCTGAGCGATTCACTGCCAGCAATGGCAGATGCTTTTGTACAGAAGAAACCCCGCTGGCGAGATGCGATCTCGGTAGTAAAAGCCAACGCCTCCGGACTGGCACTAAGTTTAAGCGATACCAATTCGTCCATGACTGATGCGGTCTCGACTGAGAGAGTTCAGATTGGGACTCCGATTTCAGATATTTCTGTAGGCCTGTGGTCATCTACTCCCTTATTCCAGAAGATTGATGAGTTCACGGCCTCAGATGCGGATCTGATTGTCTCTGCTACTAACCCCGCAAGCGATACGTGTGAGGTTGGGTTGACTACAACCACTACTGATCCAGTGAGTTCGTCAAATCATATTGTCAGCTATCGCTACAAGAAGACTGCAAGTGGAGGAAGGCAGATTGATTTGACAGTCAGACTGATGCAGGGAACAACAATCATTGCGACCTTTACGCATACGAATATCTCGAACGTGATTGCTCAGGCTGATCAAACATTAAGCGGCGCACAGGCAGACGCGATTACCAACTATGGGGATTTAAGGATTCGCTTTATCGGGACTGCGGTAGGGACAGGAACAGGGCGGGCGGCACAGATTACCTGGGGACAATTCAGGTGTCCAAAATAAACCCCGAACTTTGGGTAGCATTAGCTTATGGCAATTGCGGTTAGGACGAAAGATCCAGCAGCCAAGCTGGACTATCAATTCGACTGGAATGACTGGCTTGTTGGTGACACCATTGCCAGTTCGTCTTGGGTGGTGCCTGCCGGACTCACCAACGTCAACGATTCTTTTACCGCACAAACTACAACCATCAGGCTTTCAGGTGGTACGCACGGGGTTAACTATGAGTGCGTAAATCACATTATTACGGCATCGGGTCAGGAAGATGATCGCTCGATTACGATCCATGTTCGCCAGAAAGAGGCCGGGGCAAGTGCGGACGCGACTGCCCGCGCGACTGCAATGACTACTCTGTACGAGTGGGCGCAGATCAATGTTGCCCCGGTATTGGAAGAAGCGGAACTTGAGACAATTCTGGATCGCAATCAAAGAGCCTCCACTTGGACGACTGTAACCGCTTATTTTCCCGGCGATGTAGTGATTCCAACCCTCCCGAATGGTCGAAGGTATATCTGTCGAATTGGGGGAACCAGCGGAACCTCCGATCCCTTCTCTGGACAAACGTGGCAATCCTCCCGCTCGACTGTGATTACAGATGACGGCGTAACGTGGCAGGAAGACGGTCCTGCCTATCCAAACATTTACGATCTCAGACAGTCGGCTTATGAATGCTGGGATTTAAGGGTGAGACGCGCAGCGCAGTTTGTGAAGACCGGAGAGATTGAAATGCAGCAGGTTCATGATCACTCTGTGGCAATGCGTGACAATTTCACGCCAATGGGGTTTGCATGAATACCGCGATGTTTGAGGCTATGGGTTCCGCACTCGGTGTAATGGCCGAAGCCTCATTCCCTGATGTCGTAACATTCCGGCGACCAATTACAACTAAGGACGCGGCGGGGGGAAACATTCTCGATGCGACGGGAAATCCAACCAGCCCTCAGAACGTGCCATGTTTAGTACGCCCTGCAAATGGGAAAGAGATTCAGTTAGCAGGCAAAACAGTTTCAGGATCAGTGTGTGCACTATTGATTCCTAATGCTTTTGATGAGCAGTTAGTTGATGTCGATGGCACATGTTTAGCGCAGGTTGCCGCCCGAGCGGGGGGCGAAGAAGGCCGCGCATATCAGATTCACTATATCGATCGCTCTTATGGTGTGTACATAAAAGTGATTGGGTCGATTGAGGAATAGCCGGAAAGGGTTCGGAAGGCATCCGGCTAGGAGGGGCCACCGCAGGTGTTGAGTGGCTCCTTCCCTGCGGGAGCCCTGTTTGGAGAATGAAATGAAAGTTGTCTGTATGTGTCAGGGCGGTAATAGTCGCAGCGTGGCTTGCGGTTATCTGCTGAAATACAAATACGGTATTGACACCTTAGCTTGTGGGTGGGAAGGCAACAGACCTGAAACCTGTCAAATGCTTTTTGCTTGGGCTGATTTAATAGTCGTTATGCAGGAGGCGTTTTTAGAGCATGTACCAAAGAAATTCCGTAAGAAAGTGCTGGTCATAGATGTTGGTCCAGATGTTTGGTGCAACAGTCTGCATCCAGAACTGCTGGCCAAGATAGATGAACTACTCACGCCACACATGACAATAGTTAGCAGTGATACATATCAAGGAGAACTACAATCGGCGTCCGTTTAATCGACAACACACAGAAGATTAAGCAAGCCATCCACGTCCAGTCGGCCCAAGGGATAAATAACGCCTGCCAGTATTGGGTAAGTGAAGCGCAGGACTTAGCACCCGTCGACACCGGATTCCTCAAGTCAGCAATTGGGCAGACCGTTACTGCTACGCCGAACAGTCTTCATGGGGAGATTCGATCTCTGGCTCCTTACAGCGGCCCGGTTAATTACGGAACCAGTAAGCAGCAACCACAACCGTTTTGGACTGTGGCTGGATTATTAACGCGGCAGAAATTTAATGATCTCTTAAAGTCAGGGTTCATTTCTATTGGCCGCGTCGGGTCAGCGGGGCGGGGAATTATCAAAGCAGCCTTAACCGAGTTTCATGGTGTAACCGGAAGAAAGGGGCAGGGCTTTTGAGCGTAGCGATTGAGACAGCCTTAATGACTATCCTCACCGCCGATACCGTTTCAGGCGGAGTTAATCATAGCGTGACGGGAGCAACGGGAGGCTTTCATCAGTTAATCGCACCGCAGACCGCCACCCTGCCGCGTATTGAATTCCACGAACTCTTGACTACTGCTCTTTATTCCTTTCGATCTCTACAAGCGGATCATGTCTTCTATCAGATCAAAGCATTGGCTACAGATACGCCGATAGGCGCGGGTACTACTATCGCGGGAAACTTAAGTGAGCGAGCTAGGGCATTATTAACGGACAACAGTTCGATGGGTTTGTATTGTCGCTTTGAGCGTTCAATACCTCCGTATGCGGAGTTCAGCACAGTCGGATCAGGCGGGCGTGATGGGAGGTATATCTATCACAAGGGATTCATCTGTGAACTATGGGTGGCGTGACGTTACCTAAAGAGATAGTTGACGAATGGCGGCGCGCAGCCTTTCGTCCTGAAGAATCCATAAGACCTGTTCCACCAAGGCGGGAAGGCTCTTTGAAAATCGTGGCTCTGATGAGTTGTCCAAGACTTGTTTGGTCAGACACCTTTGGGTGTGTGAATGAGACCTTTCTTCCTTTAGGGATTCCGGTGGTCAGACATTCAAGTGTTTTCTGGGGGCAGGGGCTCACCCGATTACTGGAAGAGGCTGTCAGCCTGGAAATGGATTATGCAATCACCGTCGACTATGACTCGGTATTCTCAAAAGAAGATGTTGTCAGACTCATAAAGTTGATGCACGACTCGAATGCTGACGCAATTGTTCCGGTTCAAGTCAGACGTGAAAGTAACTCGTCAATGTTCACCATGAGAGATGATCAAGGGAAACTTTTACACGTGGTTGACCGGAGTGAGTTTGAAAAGGATCTAACCCCAATTGCAACAGGTCATTTTGGGTTGACGATTTTACGAGTGACATCTTTCAAGCGATTAGCTAAACCCTGGTTTCTTGCTATCCCTGATGAAGACGGACAATGGCGGGCAGGGCATATTGATGAAGACATTTATTTTTGGCTGAACGCGGAACTAGCAAAGTGGAAAGTTTATCTGGCAAACGAAGTGAGAATCGGACATTTGCAGAATGTAGTGAGCTGGCCGCGCGCAGACTTTACGCCACAGTTTCAGTATGTAAACGACTTTACGCAGAAGGGTAAACCATGAGTTTCGTAACCGGAGTTACACTTAAAGTTTTGGTTAACCAGTACGAGATGTCGGGATACTTCAACTCGCTGGGGATTAACTGCGAGCGAAGCATGTATGACACTACAGTGTTCGGAAACACTTCGAAGAATGTTATTCCGGGTTTCAAGGGTGGCTCGATTGATATTGGCGGGTTCTATGAGGAAGTAGCTACTGCGTCTGCCCCTGAGAATGTATTCACTGCCATCGAGGCGAGCGCTACCGTTCCCATAGTTTCCATCTTCCCTGAAGGCTGGGCCTTAGGCTCCAGAGCCTATCTACTCCAAGCCCACAAGAACAATCATAAACTCTCTGCTGTCGTTGATGACCTGGTAAAGATGGACGCCACGTTTACCGACAATGATGGTTACGACTTTGGGGTTTCCTTACATGGTCTAACCGCAGAGACTTCCTTACCATTCACAGGAACAGCGGTAGACAACTTAGCTTTAACCAGTAACGGGGGAGTAGCGTTTCTGCACGTCTCAGCAATTGCAGGGGCTTCGCCGAATGTAGTGATTAAAGTTCAACACGCCGCCGTCTCAACGTATGCGGATCTGGTGACATTCACCGCAACTACGGCAGCAAGTTCTCAGCGGGTAGTAGTGGCTGCGGCAACAACCGTGAATAGAAATTTGAGAGTAACCATGACCGAGGGTGGAACGACTTCCTCGATCACCGCCAGCGTTTCATTTGCAAGAAGATAAGGAGATAACAAAGTGGCAGTCGTAACTGGCAGGACAATGCACCTTGCGGTAGATAACTCATCAGGTTCCCTGATCAATTTATCTACTTACTCAAACTCGGTTGATTTTGGATTTCCGGTAGACATGCTGGATACGACAACCTTTGGATCAACCTCAAAAGCCTTCATGCCGGGGTTCGACGGCGGGGATGATATAACGATCAACTTTCGGTATGACCCTGTGCCAGAATTACAACTTGCTTCGATCAGTCCCTTAACAACAAGTTCTACCGTTCAGATCTCGCCAGAGGGAACTACTACTGGAAACCGCAAGTTCGTGATGGAGACTTTCTTAATGAATTACAGAGTCTCTGCCAGCCCCGAAAACATCGACGAGATTGTAGCGACCTTTCGGAAGACTGGGGCCGTTACGCGAACAACGTGGGCATAGTGAGATTGGGTAATTCACTTAGGAGCCAATCACTCTTGCGGGTATTGCAAGGGCGGCAGGCAACGCGGAGGTTGCGGTGAGAGTGCTCACCCCCTCGTGATAAAGGCACAACGTGATCGAGCACTATTTCTTTATCAGACAGAATACGTCCACACCACAAATAGCAGCGCGATCCGTCCCGCGCGATAATAAAACCACGACTAATCCGTTCTACGATTGGCGCATTCGCTATTCTGGCGCGGCGACGGTGGATCTTTTCGATTCCCTTCCCGCTACTGTGGTGCCATTTGCGCTGGCGTTCTCGTTCCTTCTCTGGATTTGCCGCTCTGAGTTTTCGTTTACGCTCAATAATGCGGGCATGAATTTCAGGCTTTTGATCATGATACTTGTGGCGCGCATGATAAGCGTCTCGCCTCCATTGCAACATCTTCGCTTTCTTAATTGGATCGGTTTGCAGTCTACCTCGCAACTCCCGAGCTCGTTCCCTGTTTCGTTCCTTCGTAAAATACCGCGAGTTTTTTGCGCGAACTTTCTCGGGATTCGCTCGATTCCATGCGCGGGCCAATTGTTTTGCGCATTCTTTGCACTCTCTTCGATAACCATCTTTTCTCTCTTTAGCGGGGTAGTATTCCGAGAATGGTTTAGCAAGATTGCAGTCGCGGCAAATTCTTTGTGCTACGATTTCGTCAGCCAAGGTGTGAACCTCCTGAGACTAGGTTTAGCTTTGGTTAGGCTCGTTCGTCTGCGTCAACAGGCGTGCGGGCCGTTTGTATTTTAACATATAGGAGCCACGCAAATGGATTTATCCGCACTGCTCGACGTGACTGAGCCCGTTGAGTGTGAATTCTTGGATCATAAAATCACCGCGCACGTTTTCACCGCTGGCATTAACCGACTGCGCAAAGAAGATCGCGATAAGTATTCGGAACTATCAGAAGGCGGAGATCCTGATCCGATTCTGCTAGCTCGTGCTTTGCTGCCCGTAATGATTGGCGGTTGGGATCTGGATGGAACTCCAATGGAGTATGCGGGCCGTCCTTTTCCTCCGTCCGTTGAAAACGTGGCGCAATGTCCCGATGCGTTGTTACAAGTGGTAGCAAATCCGGTTATTGATAAATGGAGTAAGGCAAACCCTACAACTGGCGATCTTTCGCAGAATGGCTCGGAACCCCTGCCGGAGTCCCAGTCGGAAGAGAGCCTGACCCAGACCACTACTGCTTAGAACAAGTCCATCTAGCGGCCCACGCGATGAATGCTGACGGTTTTGAATTGATCGCCGCAGTTGAGCAAGGGGACACAGATATGATTCGCAAGATTGATCGGGCAGCGTTTTTTGCGCGGACAAGAAAGCGAGCTGAGCTAGTTGCTTTCAGAAGTGAGTTAGCGACCAAAGATATAACCGCAGAAGCATTAAGTGTTCATTTACTCTCAAGACTTGTAGATAACTTATCGTAATGGCTGATGGTGCAAATCTTTTTGACCTTGCTGCTAAGATTTCCATAGACGCCTCGCAGTCTGATCGTACTCTCACCGCTACGCAACAGAAAGTATTAAAGCTCGCTCAAGACTTTACTAAAGTCGATAACGCGACCAAGAAGACTCAAACGCATCTCAATCAAACTTCGGCATCTGGAAGTAAGTTGTCGGATGTCTTTCGTGGTCTGAGTACATCAGTTACCACGATGAACGGGCCATTGAATGGAGTATCAGGTCGCATCTCTTCGCTTAGTAGTCTCTTCACAGGATTAACCACGTCGGCGGGTGTGGTAGGTATTGCAATCGGCGCACTAGCGGCGGTGAGCGTTGGAGCCGCAGCGGGTATTTATCATCTGGCCACTTCAGTTGCGGACGCAACTGGGAAGTTTAAGGATCTCTCACAGCAAACAGGATTCTCAGTTGAGACGCTTTCTGCTCTGAACAATGCAGCAGAGACTTCGGGCGGCTCAATTGAGAGTGTCACGAATGCTCTATTCATCTTTGAAACCAAGATGGGGGAGGCGAAAGACAAGACCTCCGAAATGAGCAAGATATTTAAGGAACTAAACATTGACACCTCAAACAATGAGAAGGCGTTAAGGCAGGCACTCGCGGCGGTACAAGGTCTTACTAATGCCGAAGATAAAGCCACGCTTGGTAAGAAGCTGTTTGGTCGAAGTGTCAAGGATCTGTTAGGCGCGTTAGCTGAAGCAGGATCGCTTGATGCTTTTCTCAATAAGCAGATTGCAGACGGCACGCTGATTACCACACAAATGGCCGAAGAGGCCGACAAACTGAGTGACGCCGTTAGGGAAATGGGACGCCAGTTTGAGGCGGTGAAGAGATTGATCGCGGCTGCGTTTGGGCCAGAGATATTGAATGCCGTTAAAGCGCTCACCCAACGGCTGAGAGATAACCAGCCCGTACTTCAGGAATTCGCTACCGCTATTGGTGACGCAGCGCGAGGCATTGGCTATCTAGTGGGAGGTATTCGAGATTTTTCAAATGCTCTTCGTGGACTAATCGGGATCGGCGTGCCGGAAATCTTTAATACCATCATGTCGATTCAGCCCGCAATGTTAGCGTTTCGTGGATTAGCAGCGATTGGACGCAAACCAACAGTAAGCGCAGATACTCAATCCGATATGCTCAGAATGAATAATCTTCTTAGCAATCGGCCTCAGAGTTTGCGAGGGGTGAATCCTTTCGGGATTACCACAATGCCGTCACTCGGAGGTGGGGGTGGGGGTCGTGGAGGCGGAGGAGTAAAAGCAGATCCGGGGGTACGCCTTCTACAACAGTTGGAGGATCAATTTAAGAATCTTACGCCTAGAACTGAAGCGCAAAAAGTCCAAGAGCAATTACTTGGTAAAGAGTTTGACAAAACCGCTGACGCAATCAAGAAGAAGATCATTGTAACCGCAATGGATATTGATCAGCAGAAAATGATTACTGGAATTACACGAGAACGAACCACGGTGCTGCAAAAGTTAAGAGAAGAGTTTGAGAAGTTTGTTGAGTTAGTACAGCAATCATCTGGACGCCGCCGATCTGTTCGCGATCTCACGGGTCTTGATTTCTTCGACCTGGGGGGTGGAAGTGTCTACGGTGCAGGGGAAGGCTCCAGCCGCCCGCGAACAATGACTACAGGAGCCACCAGACCTCGTATAGCTACCGCTCAAGAACAAGTCTTACGTGATCAGCTAGCAATGTTTCACGAGCGCATGAGGTATCTGGCAGGCGATCTAACCAATGTACTTGATAATGCAATCTATACAGGCATCCATGAGGGCATGAAGAAGGGATTGCTGAGTTTCACCCAGGGTATTTTGCAGATGATCCAAAGCGCCGCATTACGGGCATTGGAAGATCGTTTATATAAGATTCTCAGTAAGACTGGACAATCAAGTGGCGATGAAGAAGAGGACGGCGGTGGGGGCGGCGGCTTCTTTGGCATCCTTAAAGGGTTGTTAGGAGGTCTTTTGGGCAGCGGCGGTGGCGGCGGTGGTGGAGGCGGAAACTCCGGGCCAGTAGGAA